GGCCACGCTGCACGCATTGCCTGGGATGCCAAGAAGTCGGCAGACAAGTGCCTCTGCTCTGGCCTCGTTTCCAGATAGCGTTTAACCACATCAAGCGCCTGACCCAAGGTCACATCGCTTGGTGAGCAGAACAGAACCTTGTCGTTGGCATCATGGACGCCCGCCACATAGAACATGACCTGAGAAAGCCGCCCATCTCGAAGGCGCTCGTAGAGTTCGTTCCCGCTGAAGAACTGTGCCTGGGCAGGGCCGCAGACAAGCGCCAAGACTGCAATCAGTTTTCGCATATCTAGTCCCCCTCCATGTAATCAAACACCTGCTGATCGATAGACCTCTCAACCTGCGGATAGGTGCGAACCAACTTATCTAATTCCGCAGACGGGTTGCCATCCAAGTCCAACAACTCCCACTCCCCACATCCACCCTCAGCGGGGTAGCAGTTATCTGGCGGGCCGCTGATGAAGGCCGGGCGGTACGGTTCCCATGCAGTCACTCGGACGATGCAAGGGATGTCGCAACAAGTTGTCTCAAATTCCATGCTTCACTCCTATGAAGATCACAAGGAAGATGACTGCTGCTACCGCAATCGCGGCAACGCAACCCAATAGATCCATGCCGTCGTCTTCATAGCGGTGCATCACTTCACCCTCCTTACCTTGGCCCAATCCGGCGTGCGAGTCTCAACATACACGGGCTCACGGCCTGCGCTTGGTGGAGTCCATCCGGTGTAACGATGCCATGTAGCCTGCACATCCGCGCCTGAGCGCCACTTGAAATCAGGATGCCCCACGGGAATCCAGGGCATCGTCTTCTTTGCTTCGTTGCTCATGGTTGCCTCACCTAAACCACAGGTAAATGCCGTGCAGGATGCCGATGGGGAAGAGCAGGGCGCCCGCAATCAGGAAGCCCCACAGACCCTCTGCAAAGCAGGTAAAGATGTGCGTGAACCAAGCGATTACGCTGGCTCCAATCAAGATCGTGGTCAATGTGTCGTTCATTTATCTCTCCTTAAAAAGGTGCTGGTGGACACTTCGACGGATCGAACTTCGGCTTCTTGTATGGCTGACCCTTGTAGGTCGGGAAGGGCCAGACCGGGGGGTGCTTTTCCATGTTCTCTCCTGAAGTGAGCGGCCATCTTATACATCTTTCTACCTGATGACAAGGGGGTGAACCTACCCGTTGACAGCGATGCCCGTTCGCAGTACTATGCACCCCTCCCAAACAACGAAAGGACATGGAGTGATCAAGTCAGTCAACATCAAGGCCATCCGCATCGATGGCGGCACGCAGTCTCGCGAGAAGTTGGATCAGGTCGTCGTCAGCGAGTACGCAGAACTGTTTAAGGAGGGCGTGGAGTTCCCGCCGATCTCGGTCGTGCATGACGGGACGGAATACTACCTGGCAGACGGCTTCCACCGATTGCTCGCGGCTCAACACGCAGGCAAGGCTTCGATCAACTGCGATGTGATCACCGGGACTCTTCGGGATGCGGTGCTGTACTCTCTGTCGGCCAACCATTCTCATGGTCTGCGCCGCTCCATTGAGGACAAGCGCAAGGCCGTGATGACCATGCTTGAGGACATCGAATGGTCTGAGTGGTCAGACCGGGAGATCGCCCGCCAGTGCCATGTCTCGCATCCTTTCGTGCAGAAGATGCGTGCCTCTATGCAGAAGCCCGAGACTGGTAACGTTACCACTTCCAAGGCCAAGCCCGAGCCGAAAGAGAAGCCCGTCGAGGTCGAGCCTGAGATCGAAGAGCACGATCAGAAGCAGGAGGTCATCGATGAGTTGGTCGTTCAGAATCAGAAGTTGACGCAGCGTCTTGCCATCGAACTGATGGAGGCCACGCCCGAGGAGAAGCAGTCGGCTGAGAAGTTGATTGAGGAACTCCGCGAGGAGATCAGGCTTCTCAAGATTGAGAACCAAGCCCTGACTGTCAGCCGCGACACCTTCCAATCTGAGAATGGGCAGATGAAGAAGCAGATCAAGATGCTTCAGAAGAAGTTGAAAGAGGCAGGCGTTGAATGAGTTGGCTCTTTTCGCGGGCGCTGGTGGAGGCATCCTTGGGGGCAAACTCCTTGGATGGCGAACCATCTGCGCCGTCGAATGGGAGCCATATCCCGCAAGCGTACTGTGCGCCCGACAAAACGACGGCCTTCTCCCGCCTTTCCCGATTTGGGATGACATTCAAACCTTTGACGGAAGACCGTGGCGAGGCATTGTTGATGTCGTATCGGGCGGCTTTCCCTGTCAAGACATCTCCATTGCCAACATCAACGGGGACGGACTCGACGGGGAGCGGTCAGGGATGTGGCGAGAGATGGCGCGGGTGGTTGGCGAAGTACGACCACGCTTCGTCTTCGTGGAGAACAGCCCAATGCTCACTTCTCTCGGAGGAACCCGAGTCGTTGGCGACCTTGCCGCGCTCGGGTATGACTCGCGATGGACTGTTATGGGAGCTGCCGATGTCGGTGCGCCCCACCAACGGGACAGGTTCTGGCTTGTGGCGCACACCCGATACTGGGGCGGGCGGGACTTCGGGTCTGCTCAAGCAGGGCAAGACGCACCGTGCCAACGGGCAACCGATTCAGATCCGCCTGGTGGATCAGGTTCTGAACCCAAAACTGTGGCCCACCCCGGCGGCTCGGGACTACAAGGGAGCCAATGGTTTCGAGACAACCCAACGCAAGATCGGCGAGGGCAAGCGGGCACAGATGGGGCAACTTCCCAATGCAGTCCAACAGGAATTGGGTCGCCCGATTGGTGGAACCCTGAACCCGAATTGGACAGAGTGGTTGATGGGGTGGCCGCCCGGGTGGACAGACTTAAAGCCATTGGCAACGGACAAGTACCCCTCTGTGCCGCAACAGCATGGAGAGAACTCAATAGCAGATCATGGGACTGAACCTTAGACCATATCAAGAGCAAACCCTTGAGGCTCTCCGACAGGGCTTCGCGCAGGGCAAGCGCAGTCAGATCCTCTACGCCCCAACTGGCGCAGGGAAAACTGAGATGGCGATTGCTTTGCTTAACGCGACAAAAGTCAAGGGCAACAAGGCCGCGATGCTGCTTGACCGCATCATCCTTTGCGACCAAACGAGCCAACGCCTAGAGCGGTACTCCATCGATCATGGGGTACTGCAATCAGGGCATTGGAGATATCGTCCTTACGAGAACATCCAAGTCTGTTCTGCTCAGACCCTTGAGCGGCGCGGCTCTTTTCCCGGGCTGAACCTTCTCATCGTGGACGAGGCCCACCAAACCCGGGAGCAGACAGTCGAGTTCATCAAGGCCAACCCCGATGTCCGGGTGATAGGTCTGACCGCCACCCCTTTCACCAAGGGACTCGGCAAGATTTACGAGAATGTTATCTCGACAGTCACCACCAAAGATTTGGTGGAGCAGAAGGTCTTGGTTCCCCTTCGCGTGTTCATCTCAAAGGAGATCAACATGGAGGGTGCGAAGAAGGTTGCTGGTGAATGGTCGCAGGATGAGGTCACCAAGCGGGGCATGGTCATCACCGGGGACATCGTTGCCGAGTGGGTGAAGAAGACGCACGAGATCTTTGGCAAGCCAGTCAAGACCATCGTCTTCTGTGCAGGGGTAGATCACGGCACAGACCTGATGCGGAAGTTCGCAGAGCAGGGCTACAACTTCATATCCATTTCGTACAAGGACGACGACCAGTTCAAGCGCGATGTAATCGAGGATTTCAGCAAGCCCGACACAGAGATTCACGGACTGATTGCCACCGACATCCTGACCAAAGGCTTCGATGTTCCCGATGTCCTGATTGGTATCTCTGCTCGGCCTTTCTCAAAGTCTCTGTCCTCTCACATCCAACAGATGGGCCGGATCATGCGCGGCTCACCCGGGAAAGAGTTCGCGGTTTGGCTCGACCACTCCGGCAACTACCTTCGATTCCGAGATGATTGGGAGGAGATCTTCCAAAACGGTGTCCATGAGTTGGATGACGGCAAGGAGAAGGCCAAGAAGGAACCCTCCGAGAAGGAGAAGAAAGACTCCACTTGCCCCGTGTGCGAGGCTTTGTGGCCGAGTGGGTCGGACACTTGCACCAATTGCGGCCATGTGCGGGAGAAGAAGTCTCAGGTTGTGTCTGTGCCTGGTGAGATGGAAGAACTCGGCGCGATGCAATCTCATGCGACCAAGCAGGACTGGTGGTCGATGCTCAACTGGTACATCCAGTATCAGGGATGGTCGAACGGGCGTGCTGCTCACACCTACCGGGAGAAGTTTGGCGTGTGGCCTAGAGGTCTTCACTCTCATCCCAAAGCACCCTCTCCCGAGATTGAGAAGTTCATCAAGCAAAGGCTTCGCGCCTACATCAACAGGATCAAGAAGGGTTACTGATGGAGTTCGTTCAGTTCTGCCGTGCCCACGGCATCCTGATTGACAGCGTGCCCCCCTTGGGGGTTTGGAAGCGATTCCCAACAGACGATCACCCGCACAAGCGCAACGGCGCGGTCAAGTTCATGGGCGATCATGGCTTCGTGCAGAACCATGCTACGCAGACAGAAGTTTCTGTATGGAAGTCGGATAAGCCCACCACTTTCGATCCTGAGAAACTGGCTCGCGTGGTTCAGAAGGCGCAGGACGATACCGAGCGGCGGCAGCGGGAAGCGGCACAGAAAGCCCAGTTCATCATGGACAGGTGCGATCAAGCCCGACATGACTACCTCAAGGCCAAGGGTTTCGAGGATCAGATCGGCTTCGTATTACCCGCCGATGGCAAGCAAACCTTGGTGATCCCCATGCGGGTTGCCGGGAAGTTGGTCGGTTGCCAGTTGATCGACCAGGAGGGCGGTAAGAAGTTTCTGTTCGGGCAGCGGACTTCACAGGCTGAGTTCGTCTTCGATAACAAGGGGCCGCACATCTACTGCGAGGGCTACGCCACGGCACTTTCAATCCGCGCTGCTCTGAAGTCTCTGAAGAAGCAGTACACCCTCCATGTCTGCTTCTCGGCAGGGAACATGGAAAAAGTCGCGTTAGTGCACGGCCCGGGCTTTGTGGTAGCGGACAACGACGAAAGCAAAACAGGGGAAGAATCCGCGAAACGGATTGGCTTCCCCTATTTCTTGCCCCCCACAGTCGGGCACGATTTCAACGATATGCAGAGAGAAGTTGGCCTACTCAGGTCTGCGATGGCGTTGGACAAACTACTGCGGACGCGGAAGGTAGGCTAGAGGCTCGACCTTCACCCGTTCCGGGTTGTGCATCTCACAGTCGAGCACTCTGCCCAGCAACTCCATGCCGAGGGTGTAAGAGTTCATTCCCGGCCCGTAGTGGTCTGCTTGGATGCGAAGGTGTCCCTTCTCATCTTCGTAGATGTAGATGCCGAAGAAGGTTTTGGACTTATCCATCGAACCCATGATACTCCCGCATGGGGTCTAACTCCAACTCCGCCTGGAGTTTGCATTCATCCACCTCCCGTGGGGTGAGGGCGCTTTCCAACACTTTGGACAGACGGACTGCTGCCACCATGTCCTCATGCGTTCGCGCTCTGGCTCCCATTAGGTAGGCCGTTACGAGGGCTTGTTTTTTGTCCATTTCTCACCCCGTCACTTGATTGGATGGCGGTTGATAGGCGAAGGTTTCCAGGGCTTCGTCCATGCTCATGCTCAGGGTCTTTTGGGTTATCGCATCCTGTAAATTGACTAGGCGCACACCTTGTGCAAACCCTTTCGGGTCGAATTTTGGCGTCTTCGCAATCACCTGCCATTGTTGCCATGCCATCATGGATCGCAACAAGGTTTCCCAGTGCAATGCTGACGGGTTCTTGGAAAAGGCTTGCGCGGCTTCGTTGAATCGCGCTCGGACTTCTTTCGTGAGGATGGCGGGTGTCATGCTTTCACCTGTTGGTTATTGCGCTGTAGGTACAGGTTGTAGAACTGCGTGAACAGATCCGGGAACGCGGCCCGCAGTCGCGCCCGATTCTGAGGATCGGCTGCAATGTATGCATCGCCAATGGCGGCGGCAAAACTTCCGCCTTCTTCCATCACCCACGCTGCGTGTAGGTAGTCGTTATCGTTACTTGGTCGCTGAACCAATTGCACTAGGTTGTCTTTCATCTTTTGCTCCGTCGTTGAATGTGCCCATTGCCCGGTCAATCTCGCCCTGTTCAAACCCACGCCAGTACTGGCGCAGTTCTTCACCCCTGTAGGTCGGATCGGGAGCGATATCCCCAAAGTGATATCCGGCTAGGTAGCCTTGTTTGTATGCGTTCATGTCAGTACAAGCAGATTTGGTATGAAGAAAAGTTGGCGCGATAGGTTACGGTCTTATCGTCTTCTTGTATCTTTCTCCCTGCGTCCTTGCACATTTCTATGTTCTGATCCTCCATTGGTTTTAGGTCTTCATCCGTGTAGGAAAAGTCCAATACTTTCTTGCTTGTCTTATCCAAAGTAACTACCCCGTTACCGCATCCGCGATACTTGTGGTCGAGGTTACTGGGGATTCGATAGGTCGGCGCTCCAAGTTTTGTCATCATTGCAATAGAAAATTCTTCGTGTGTGCAGGGCTTGCCATCCAGTAGCAACTCCCAAGAAAGATAGCCAGTTGCTTCATCATCCAAACAGTCGCGGATTACTCGGCCTTCATGGAATGCATAGACGATGGCTTCGCCTTCCAATCCCATGTATTCCTCTGCTTCTTCGGGCACGAAGAAACTGCCGCAGGGTATCCATTCCGACCCCACGAAAATGGAACTCTTGTATATCTCAAGGGGAAAGTCTTTCGACTCTCCTCCCTGATGAGTTATGCGAACGGTAAACATTGAGTCACCCCTTTTCAATGTATTGCTCGGGCTTCCTGTCGCCCACGCTCAACTAGGTGTCGGGCTTGCGCCCTGTCTTCTATGGTTTCGGACTCCAACAAGGCGCGGATCTCCGCTGCAACCGACCTGGTGGCCGCTGGAGTCCGGGCCTTCTCAAACCGATAGCCCAAGTCTAGGTATTGATGCTCTGAATGCTTCACTTGATCACTCCAATCCACCATAGGAAAACTGGCAGGAAAACACACATGGCTAGGAACAATGCCCCCAGCAAGTCCACAGCCCCTTTGCGCCGATCTTCTGTGCTCATGCGCCCACCTGATCATTTAAGAATCGAATCCCTGCGCCGTATCGCCCGACAAGGTACATTCTGAGGGTCGGATCGAATGGCTTCTTGATAATGTGCCATTCATCATCTTTATAGTCGTGTCCCGGGATTCTGTACACGGTTTTGCCCTTGCATAGTGACTTCTGTCGCTTGAGTCGCAAATGTTGATTAAGAAGGTTTCCGATAACCGTATCGGCTTCTTCCGGAATGGTTTTTTCTTCTCCGTTGTACTCATAACGGACAGGCGGCAAGGTGTTGGCATACTCGTTCAAAGTGTCTGCCAGTTCCCAAGGTTCGTAGTAATTACATCCGCCATGCCCGTCATTTTGGACAGTTCCGGCTTTCTTTCCGTCGATATAGACGGACGCTTGAAAGCAATCTGTTTCTTGGCTTGCAAACTCTGAATGCTTTACATTTTTCAATTCGATTTTCATAGTTACTCTCCGTTGTTTACTTGTTCAGGTTTGAGGGATTAGCCGCAATTCTTGATCCGGTTCGCACTCCCATGCGGCATCAAGGGACGAATAAATCAATGCAAGATCCGGGTTTTCTTCTTGAACAGGCCCGGATTCTGGAATCGTAACGGTTCTGCCATCGGTTAGAACTATTACAGCGCAGAAACAATTTCCGCCGAAATCGTCAACAGAAACGCTAGCGATACTGGCAGGCGGCTCGGGCAGATCCCATGCTCGGCAGGGTCTGCCGTGATACATCTGAACTAGAGCGCCTTCGGTTATGGTGTAGGTTGTACTCATTTTTTACCCCTTAGTGCTTTGGATAGGACACATTCTTGATATCGCGATTCCAACAGTCGCGGCACTCTCCGCACTTTCCGCCGCGCGTGTATGCTTCACACTCCGAACCGATAGGCGCATGGGCTTTGTGTACGGTTGAAGTGTTCCCGTCATATGCGGGAGGGTTCCCGTCTATCATTGCGCCCGACAGTCGCACGCAGAGATTCGGCGGAAAGTCTCCGAACACTTCGCGGTAGCGGTACACCAAACCCTTTTCTTTTGTAGGTAGCCAAAACGCCACACTAGGCAAGGATTCCGCGATTCGGACGATATCCAATAGGTGTTGGAAGGATTGAAGGTCTCCGGCATCATGCCAACGGAAATAGGTTTCCCCTGAGCGGCGGATTAGGAACACCATAGAGTCCGCCCACGATATGGACGACAGGCCCGAGAATCGTTTTTCGTGCGCGGCTTGGACTGACGGGTAAGAATAGTTGTCCCGCATGGCGTAGCAGTCGGCACAGACCGAACCCGGAATCAGGGCTAGCTTTCCGCCAACATGGCATTTCTTCGCGGATATGCCATATGCCAAACCCGGCATTTTTGACGGTTTGCCTAGACTGCCAGTAATGGATTCGGCACGGGTTTTGTTCAGGCGGCGCGGCGGAATCGCGAACAGTATGGTTTGCATGGCTACTCTCCGGGTTTGTGGTTAGCGGCGGATAAACCGAGCGGCTTGCATGGCTAGTCGCCAGTAGCGCCGTTGGTGTTGCGTGTTTTTGAGGGAAAAATGAAGGGTTCGCTCTGTCCATTCACCCGTCACATAGTTTTGCTCCGGCTCCGTGGATAGCCATTCAAAGGGTTCACCCCTTGGATGCGAACACGAAGGGATAGGGTGTTGGCGCATAAGGCGGACTAGTTCCGTGAATGTGACGGGTTCGTCTACCATCAATTGCTCGGTTTCTCCGTCCGGGCAAAAGTCGTCTTCGGCGTCGTCAGGGGCCGGATAGGTTGTTTCGTAGAGACTAATCAGAATCATTTTGTGGCTCCGGGTTGTGTGTCTTCGTCCATCATTTCCGCGAGAGCGCATCGGGCTATGTCGCGCATGACGAAACCGATTTGATTTTCGTGACAAGACCAATCGTCAAAACTGGCTAGGTCTTGGAGTGCCGCCAGTAAATCAGGCGCGGCGGCAATCAGTCGCGCATTTGCGGCATGGTTCTCTGCGCCATCCCACGAATCCATTGATGCAATCCAATGGTTTTGAGGGATGCTACGGATAGTCTTCGTGGACTCTTCGAATCGCCAAGGGTTGTAGGTTCTCATGGTTTCTCTCCGGGTTAGGCGTAGAAACGGGAAAGGCGGCGGACAAACGCGTCACGGTTTGTGTGCGTTTCCTTGATACGGTAGGCGACTCCGGCGGACTGAAGGGCGCGGATATACAGACCCGCGTCGCAATCCTCTTCTAGCCAAACGACGTCACCATCACGGTACGAATAGGCGGAAACCTTATCGGTCAAACCGTAGGCACGAAGGGAATGGATATCGGCGGCAATCCATCCGTGGCCGGGATCCTGAAGGTAGTCAAGGGTAAGCATAGAGACACTCCATGTAGGTGATAGGACAGTCGCTATCCTATGTGTTGCATAGAGTGTGTCCAATTGATTGTTCTAATGGGCGCCTGGTGGTCGATAGGCTGGGGCTATGTCGCCTGGTGCGCGAGTGTTGCTGTTCCGGCTTTGTTCCCCTATGATGGAGGCCGGATCTAACGCAAGCCCGAAGGGCAACAGTCCCACATGAGCAAACTAACCCGTAAGCAAATAAGGGAAGGTCTACAGACAGTCCCTATGGAAGCAATCCTAGGTAAAGGCGTTTCAAGCCAGTTGACCGCTAAGCAAAAGAGGTTCGCTATGGAAGTGGCACAAGGATCCACCAAAGCAGACGCCTACAGGAAAGCATACAAGGCCAACCCTGCGCCATCTTCCCTTGTGGCAGACCCTTACCGCATAGCCGCTAATCCTAGGGTTCGTGCAGAGATCGAAGCATACGAAGCCGCAATAGAAGCCGCGAGATACCGAACCCCTGCCGCTCTAAGAGAATTGGTAATCCAATCCCTAGTTTCTGTGGTGATTAACCCTGAAACGAAAGATAGTGTGAAGGTAGCGGCGGCAAAGGTATTAGGAACCGTGACGGAAGTCGCGGCATTTACCGAACGAAAAGAAATCAAAACGATATCCAGTAGCGCGGATGCAAAGGCCAATGTAATGTCAGAACTAAAACGATTGATTAGAGACAATGCAGAGGACGCAACAATAGTGGAATCGCAGGCGGCTGATCTACTGGCGGAACTATCGGCGGAATCAGGGCCGGGCATTGTGGAAACGGCGGCGGCAGACCCCCACCCAGCCCCCACCCCCGCGCCTGACGCAGCGGAGTCCCAGGTCATTGGACAT